TCCAAGCACCGGACAATTCCAACACGGTTTTCCTCTGCGCCTTCGTCAGCTTTGCCGCGATCTGCGCGATGTCAGTGGTCTGCATGGTGCTTCCCCTTCTCAAGTTCTTTCGCGGCAACACGCAGGATGGCCGCGCAGATTTTTCTTGCATACCACCGCCAAGGCAGCAGCCCGCGAAACGGCTTAATGTTTGCAGCTTCCTTCCGCAGCCAAGCGATCACCCGCTTCTCGTCGTCCGAGGGCACGTAGGGGCGGGTCATGTGCGCGGCTCCGCGAGATAGGCGTTGATCCGGTCAATCAGTGACTCGACTATTGCATCGAGGCTGTATCTCTCCACGCATTCTAACAAACGTGGGCACTCAGAGAGCAAGCCCTTCGCCCCCGCCAGTTCCGCCTCAAGTTCGGCGATGCGGGCGCGAAGGACATCTGCCTCACCGGACGCGGCGCGACTAAGTTGCTCGTAGTCATCGCGTTCGACTTGCAGGGCTTCGATCACCGCCCACGCTTCCGGGCCTTCCGGGTTCCGGTACCATTGCGTCCTGATGCCGGAATAGTCGGGCCGGTTGCCCTCGACCTTAAGCAAAGCGACTTTGAGAGCTTCTATATCCACCCCTTCGCCCCCGCTCATGCTTCACCTCGGGCGGCGAGAAGCGCGTCGGCGAGGCAAAGCGACACAACGGCAGCCTCTTTGTATTCTTCGTCCGTCGGGATGTAACCGCCGGTAATGCAGCCAGCAAGCCCCGCCAAAGCCTGCCCCGCATACCAATCCCGCAGGGTCATGCCCGGTACATTGGAGTAGTAGGGGTTTGGAAACGCGGGTGGGTTCTCGGGCTTATCCATTCTTCCGTTCCTTCCTCTGATAAGTGGGCCTGACTTCGGCGTAGGTCTTGCCGTCAGCGCGGCGGATGGGCCAAGCGTTGTCAGGCGACACGCGGCGCTTGGGATCGGGGATGCAGGCTATGCGGGCGGGGGTCATGCTTCCAAATCCGGCCCCGCATCCAACGCAGCCAGCTTGGCGTCGATCTCAGCGCGTTGCGCCAGCAGTTCTTCTCGGGTCGGGGTCATGTCAGGCTCCATACGATAAGTGCGCCCAGCGCGATCAGATACGCGCCCAGCAGGCAGAGAATGACGGCCCAAGCGATGCTGGCCGTCCGGTCGAAGGGCTCGTGGGACATTAGCCCAAATCCTCCAGAATGAGCGCCAGCGCCGCCAGCGCCAGCGCAAACACAAAGGCCATCATGCGTCTGATTGCGCGTCATGGATGGCGTTTTCGATGGCTTGCAGTTCGTCTATCAGCGCATCGACGCGCTGGCCTAGCTCGTCATTCTCCGCTTGCAGGTCGAAGATAAGGTTTTCGCCATGCTCCATTTCCTCCAGCCGTTCGCCTAGGGCGATGGCCAGTTCGTTCGGGCAGTCCCGCGCGGCTTCGATCAGTGTGCGGGTGGACAGCGCGCGCCAATCGGTGCGGTCAAGGTTCGGGTTGTATGCCATTACAGTTCATCCTCTTCTATTGCGTAGGCCCAACCGTCGCGCACGATGCGTTCGGCGGCGGCCTCGGCGTGGTTGATGTCGATGTAGCGCGCGGCGCAGGCCTCGCAGGTGGTGGTCTTGCCATCCGCGGCGAGAAATACCTCGCCGTCTTCGGGGTTCCATAGGGTGACGATGTAGGTGTGCATGGCTTAGGCCTCCCAGCCGTCCATAGCGTGATAGATAGCGCTCGCGCTGTAGGGCGCGCCATCAGGCGTGCGCGGCATAGGCGTGCCATAGTCAGCGCTCTTGAGCGCGCGCAGGAACGCCTTTGCCGCGCGCTTGCGAGAGCCGCCAGCCGCGCGCAGCCATGACAGGCCAGAGCGGTAAAGGTTTTCGTCATTATTGAGCCACAGGCTCACGTTCCAGTGGTTCCAATTGCGGTGGCCGTTGTAAGGCTTGCTCATATCAGTTGCTCCATATCAGGCACTAGCGCCAATGCTGGCCAGCGTTGGGGTGCGCTGGCCAGTGAGGGCGTTAGTGTCAGCCTGCCATGGCCGATCGGGCGGCCCACGCATCGCACGGATCCGTGTGCCCCGATCGGATCGGCATCAGCACGGCGAAAGCATCATCGCAGGTGGGGAAAGTCACGCCAGCCGGGCTTTCGCCGTTATGGTGGATATGCGCAGACAGGACAGGCTTGCCGCGGCCAAACAGGATCTCGCCAATCTTGCCCATATCGGCCACATAGGCGGGATTGAATTGCGCCGTTTCACCGGACAATTCGGTCGGCACCGCGCGCCGCCAATCGGGGAAAATGCCGTCGATCGGCTGGCACAAGATGCTGCCCACGCGATCGGGCGCGATTGTGATCGTCTCGGCCTTGTAGCCGGTCAACGCGCGCTTAAGCACGTCGCGGCAGATAATCCAGCCGTCAAAGGCGGGAACGTCGGCTAGGTCGATCTTGCCGCAGAACAGGCGGTGGCCATCGGTCGAAACGATGAACCCCTTCGGATCCACGTAAACGCCGTTCAGATAATAGCGCACCTTTTCGGTCGATGCGCAAAGCAGCGCGGCCTTGAGAGTGGCGGTCGGCACTTCGATTGCGGTGGTGGTGGTCATGTCTGTTTGCTCCAGTGTTGGTGTTGGGGTTAGTTGGCGCGATACGCGGCGACGAAACACATTGCCGCGACCACGAGGATGATGAAGGCTTCAAAGGGCATGGGTTTGCGCAAAGAACGGCGTGTAGGCCTTGCAGTTGATTGCCAGCGCAGTGGCGGCGGCCTCGGCGGCGCTGGTGTATGCGCGCGTCAGGTGATGGACAGGCGCGCCAGTGTCGATGCGATAGATGCGGACTTCGTAAGTCATGGTCGTTTGCTCCGGTGTGTTGCCGGGCGGTGTGCGCCGCCCGGCGGGTTGGTTAGGCGAACCGCGCGCGGACTTGTCCCGCGTCAAGGTAATCGTGGCGGCGGAGAAACGCGGCCTTGGCATCCTTGCAGGTGCGCGACCACGTGGTGCTGCAATAGTATTGCCAGACTCCGCGGGTGCGGTTCAAAAGGTAAATGTCGATCTTGCGGTTGTCGATTTTCATGGTCGTTTGCTCCGTGTTGGTGATTAGAGGGGGCGGATTGCGTCGAACACCATAAAGGCGAGCAGTGCGAGGAAACCGGCGAGGGAAAGCAGTATGTCTATGTCGTTTTGCTCCGATTGGCGGTTGCTGTTGAACCCTCATATGAACCCTCAAATGCACCCTGTCAACATAAAAAGTGTGACAGAAAGAGAAAAAAGATCGCTTGCCAGCGCCGCGCAGGTTTGATAAAGCGACAGCCGTCGCTTTATCAAAAAGCGGTTGGGCAACCCTTGGCAATCTGCCAGTGCTGAATTGCCCAGAATTGCCCATGGTTGTCGCACAATCTGTTTCCTTACTTACATGAGTGTCAGTAAGGCGAACCTTCAATAGGTGTTTTGGGCGGAATTCTAGGTCATGGCGCGGCATCGAAAGCGCCCAGCGAAAAAGCGCCCGCGATCAAGGGTTTCCCTATCTGATTGGCTATCTAGGCTATTGATTGTAGTTTTCCAGGATTTTTGTAGTTGTTAAGAATGGTTCTTAAGTAGAAGAATTTAGGGCAATTGAAAACGGATGACCCAGATTGCCCAGATGACCCAGCGCCACCAAACTTGAACCAGTTTTGGTTCGGTCGCCCCGGGGCGCATTTTGCCCTGGCCTTTCGTTCGCGTTCTGTTCCTTATTGTAATAATGTTGCGCAGCCAGCCGGGCGTTTGCGCAATGGGCGCGCGCATCCGCGCCAGCCGAATGTGTGCTGCCCAGATTGCCCAGACTGCCCAGCCAAAAGGTCAAAGCCAGCGCCGCGCAGCGCAGCGTTTTTTGCTGCAATGCAGCATGGAGGGAGGGGGGGGTGGGGCCGGCGGGGGCGTGACTGTCACGGGCACGGACCGCAAACAATTTTTTTATTTTTGAAAAATTGCAAACCCGACCGAAACATATTATCGTGCGGCCATGACCTTCTACTCACTGCCATTCACGCCCGAGCGCGTCGAAGCCACTGAGGCGCGTCTGGAAGCCATCTATGAAGCGGCCAAGTACGGCCTGAAGGGCGACAGCCTCGCGCTCAAGGCTGGCCTGACCCCGGCGCAGTATCGCCGGCTGCAAGAGTTCGACCCGTTGGTCGAGATGGCCGAACTCAAGGGCCGCGCCGATGGCGAATGGATGGCGGCCAAGACGCTGCACGACGCGGCGGCCGACGGCGACGCTAAGGCCGCGCTCGACATCCTCAAGCACAGCCACGGCTGGGTGGCCAAGCAGCAGGTTGACGTGAACATCGACCAGCAGATTAGCGTGCTCGGCGCGCTGGAGCGCGCGCAGACCCGCGTGATAGAGGGTATCTACACGCAGGTAGATGCGCTAGAAGACCTGAGCAAACAGACGGAGACGGTCGATGCGCAACGCGATGAATAGCGGCTTTCTGGCCTCCTACCTGCCGCCCGAGGGTGGCGGCCCGGCGATGGTGCAGATGAGCCGTCCCGACATCTACGGCGGCACTGAGTTCGGCGGGGGCGGCGGCTTTGCGGCGCCGTCCTATAGCCCGCCGCCGGCGCCTCCATTCGCGCCATCGTTCGCCCCTTCGTTCGCGCCGTCGGCGCCGCCGATGACGGGCGGTATGGGCATGTACCGGCCGCCGTTCCGCGGCATGGGAGGCATGGGCATGACGGCCATCGACGAGCCGCAGCGCGGGCCGGTCAACTTCATGGCGCAGCAGTTCGGCGCCCCGCGCAGCCGCGGCTACAGCGCCTACGGCTCCTACAGCGGCCTCAACCCTTTCGGCGGCGGGTTTAACCCCTACGACCGGATGTTCTGATGCAGCAGCCAATCTACTCAGCGCAAGACGAGATGGAGATCATGGCGCGGCTGTGGTCTCCGACAATCAAAGACGACCCACTGGCGTTCGTGCTGCTGGCATTCCCGTGGCGCGAACAGGGCACACCGCTGGAACACTTCGACGGGCCGCGCCGCTGGCAGCGCAACATCCTCGCCGACCTGCGCGACCACATCAAAGCGAACCACGGCCGCATCGACTTCGAGACCTTCCGCATGGCTGTGGCCTCAGGGCGCGGGATCGGCAAGTCGGCCCTCGTCTCGTGGTTGGTGATCTGGATGCTGTCCACGCGCATCGGCGGGTCGGTCATCGTGTCGGCCAACTCCGAGGCGCAGCTACGCTCGGTCACGTGGGCGGAGATTACCAAGTGGCTGGCGATGTCGCTCAACAGCCACTGGTTCGAGATCGCCGCGACGCGCATCATGCCGGCCAAGTGGCTGACGGAGATCGTCGAGAAAGACCTCAAGAAAGGCACGCGCTACTGGTCCATCGAAGGGCGGCTGTGGTCGGAAGAAAACCCCGACGCCTACGCCGGTCTGCACAACCACGACGGCGTCATGCTGGTGTTCGACGAAGCCAGCGGTATCCCCGACAGCATCTGGTCGGTGGCGGACGGCTTCTTCACCGAGAACACGCCGCACCGCTTTTGGATGGCGTTCTCCAACCCCCGCCGCAACACGGGCTACTTCTACGAGGCGTTCAACGCCAAGCGGGACTTCTGGCGCAACAAGACCGTGGATGCCCGCACGGTCGAAGGGACGGACAAGGCGGTCTATCAGCGCATCATCGACGAGTACGGATCAGACAGCTATCAGGCCAACGTCGAGGTCTACGGCCAGTTTCCCAGCGAAGGCGACGACCAGTTCATCGCGGTCAACGTGGTGGACGACGCCATGCGCCGGCCCAAGTACAAGGACGCCAGCGCGCCGATCACCATCGGCGTCGATCCGGCGCGGTTCGGCTCGGACGCCACCGTCATCGCCATACGGCAGGGGCGCGACATCATCGCGCTGAAACGGCACCGGGGCGCGGACACGATGGAAGTGGTCGGGCACGTCATCGACGCTATAGAGGAATACAAGCCGGCGTTGGTGTGCGTCGATGAAGGCGGTTTGGGGGCCGGCGTCGTAGACCGGCTCAAGGAGCAGCGGTACAAGATCAGGGGCGTCAACTTCGGCAACAAGGCGCAGAAGCAGCTCATGTACGGCAACAAGCGCGCCGAGATGTGGGGCGCCATGCGCGACTGGCTCAAGGACGCCTCGCTGCCTGAGGATCGCTTTCTGAAGACCGACCTCATCGGGCCGCGCGTCAAGCCCGACAGCAAGGGTACGCTGTTCCTCGAAAGCAAGAAGGACATGAAGTCGCGCGGGCTGGCATCGCCTGACGCGGCCGACGCCATCGCGCTCACATTTGCCTTCCCGGTGGCCTCACGCGAGTTTCGTGCCGACCGCGTTGACAGAAAGCCCATGCGAGGGTATTCTTCGGCCGGTGTATCTACAAGTTGGATGGGCAGCTAAAGCATGGCCGACAAGCGCAAGTCAGTGTCGCTGGCCGTCGGGCGCGGCGAAAAGCTGCCCGTATCTAAGGGCGCGGGGCTGACGGCCAAGGGCCGGGCCAAGTATAACGCCGCCACGGGCAGCAAACTCAAGGCGCCGGCGCCCAACCCCAAGACCAAGGCCGATGCGGCCCGTAAGAAGTCGTTCTGCGCCCGTATGGGTGCCGTTGCAGCCAAGGCTAAGGACGGCGAACGCGCCCGTGCTAGCCTCAAGCGGTGGAAATGCTCATGAAGCCCGGTCTCTACGCCAACATTCACGCCAAACGCGAGCGCATCAAGGCCGGATCGGGCGAAAAAATGCGCAAACCGGGCACCAAGGGCGCCCCGACCGCCAAGGCGTTCCGCGAGAGCGCCAAAACTGCTAAAAAACCCACCAAGAAAGGCAAATAAATGGCCAAGCCGTTCCTCCGCGTCCGTCTCGACAAGCCGATGGCGGCCAAGCCAGCCCCCAAGTCGCCCAAAATCGCGCCCAAGGGCGCCGCAAAGCCGGCTCCGAAGCCCATGCCGCTGGTCAAGCCCGCTGCCAAGGCCGCCGCGTCGGCCATCGACCGCGCTAACCGCGCTCAAGCGATGGAAGCCCGTGAGGCCCGCATGGTGGGCGTTGGCGCCAAGTCGCCTGCGGCCAAGATGAAGGCCACTGCGGCCGAAGCAGCGGCCATCGACCGCGCCAACCGTGCGCAGGCCCGCGAAGCGCAGATCATCCGCACCACCGTGCGCGAGCGCACCACGCCGCCGAAGAAGAAGTAAGATGCCGCTCGTCAAATCGACCAGCAAGGCTGCGTTCCGCAAGAACATTAAGGCCGAGATCAAGGCTGGAAAGCCGCAGAAGCAGGCCGTGGCCATCGCCTACAGCGTGAAGCGCCAAGCGGCCAAGAAGGGCAAAAAGTAGCATCATGGCGGACCCCACGGGCATCAATAAGGCGGGTAAGGTCGCCAATATAGGGTCTAACCCTGCCAAATCGTCGGGTGACGACGACAAAATGGCGACCATGCGCAGCCGTCTCCAGATGGCGATGGCGGCCTACGCGGACAGCCGCGAGGACGAGTTGGACGACCTGCGCTTCATGGCAGGCTCGCCCGACAACCAGTGGCAGTGGCCCGCCGACGTGCTCCAGACGCGGGGGGCCGTGCAGGGTCAAACGATCAACGCACGCCCGTGCCTCACGATCAACAAGCTGCCGCAGCACGTCCGCATGGTGACGAACGAGCAGCGCCAGAACCGCCCGTCGGGCAAGGTCATCCCGGCCGACGACAACGCTGACGTGCAGGTCGCTGAGATTTTCAACGGCATCGTGCGGCACATCGAGTACATGTCGGACGCCGACGTGGCCTACGACACGGCCTGCGACAATCAGGTCACTTACGGCGAAGGCTACATCCGCCTTCTGACCGAATACTGCAACGACGAGACGTTCGATCAGGACATCAAGATCGGCCGCGTGCGCAACGCCTTTAGCGTCTACATGGACCCCACGATCCAAGACCCGTGCGGTGCGGACGCCAAGTGGTGCTTCATCACTGAGGACATCCTCAAGACCGAATACGAAGAGATGTTCCCGGATGCCACGCCGATCAGCACGCTGATGGCGCAGGGCGTCGGTAACGAGAGCATGGCGCAGTGGCTGGTGGAAGACACCATCCGCATCGCGGAGTATTTCTACTACCAGACCGAGCGCGCCACGCTCCACCTTTACCCGGACAACCAGACTGCGTTCCGCGGCACGCCGCAGGATAAGATGCTGTCTGGCATGTTCGGTAAGCCCATCCGCAGCCGTGAGGTAGACCGCAAGAAGGTCATGTGGATGAAGACCAACGGGTTCGACATTCTCGAAGAACGAGAGTGGCCCGGCAAGTGGATACCCGTCGTTCGCGTCATCGGGAACGAGTGGGAAGTGGAAGGCCGTCTGTACATCTCCGGCCTCGTGCGCAACGCCAAGGACGCGCAGCGCATGTACAACTATTGGACCAGCCAAGAGGCAGAAATGCTCGCGCTGGCGCCCAAGGCACCCTTCATTGGCTATGGCGGCCAGTTCGAAGGGTATGAGATGCAGTGGAAGACCGCCAACACGACCAACTGGCCGTATCTGGAGGTCAATCCCGACGTGACGGATGGCGCGGGTAACGTCCTCCCTCTCCCGCAACGCGCGCCGCCTCCGTTGCCCCAGACTGGCCTGATCCAAGCCAAAATGGGGGCTGCTGAAGACATCAAGGGCACCACCGGCCAGTATGACGCCTCGCTGGGCATCGGCGGCAACGAGCGGTCCGCCAAGGCCATCGTAGCCCGCGAAAAGCAGGGCGACACCGGCACCTATCACTACGTGGACAATCTGGCCCGCGCGATCCGCCACCTGACCCGTCAGATCGTGGACATCATCCCGAAGATTTACGACACCCAGCGCATCGCCCGGATTATCGGCGTCGATGGCGAAGTCGATATGGTCAAGTTCAACCCCATGCAGCCGGAACCCGTCAAGGAAGTCCGCGACATGG